TCACTATGATAGGGTTCATCGTGTAGCAGTTTAGCTGCTTCTTTATCATGCTTCAATACTAGTATCTTGATTTTTAACTTGGCCAACGATCCCTGCTTCATAAGAGTCGCAGTATCGATGATTTTCTCAATTACGCCAAACAAACCAGTAAGAACCAACTCATTTACTTCTGCGCCATCTAATGTGCCGGTCATGCCGAATCTATACTGAATATGATTCATTTTCGTCATGATTGAGATAAGACTCTTGGCCTTATAGATGTGCGCTTCGTCGCCTATGACAACTTCAAATGAATCGTAATATTCGGCCGACTCGCGGTAGAGAGATTGCCATGTAGATATAGTTATACTTGCATCGGTAGCTTTCTCTACACCTGACATCACGGCGTGTATGGGTTCATCGTATCCGTATGACTGAAAATCCTTTACAAGCTGCAATACCAAAGATACCGTAGGTACAACTATTAATGTTTTCTTATTATAGAATCGCGTAATCATATACGCAATCAGGCTCTTACCACTAGCTGTCGGAGATACTAGAACAGCCCGCCGATTTCTTACGGCCTGAGTAAATGCACGCAACTGATAATCGCGTGGTGTTATGGGAAGCTGAAGTGCTGCTATAAATTGCTCAGCCATATTGACTGAAAAATTAGTCGTGACTGATAGTTGTGTATTATCGCATACTGTGTAATCGCGTTCATTTGCGAATTCGACTACGCTAGAGGCCAAACCAGCAAATAGAGTCTGCTTTCTCGAATCGAGTAAGCGTATCTTTCCGTCCCATATCTTATGGCGATACGAGGGCGAGAACTTGGCTCCGGGCACATCGAAAGTAAATCGGTCGGAGAGTTCGCGCAATATTGAACTTTCACATTGTAGACGAATATAACTTTCCGATATCTTCTCTATCGTTATATTAACCACCGGCGGTAAATTTTCGCCAAGACATAATATTTCCGATTGAATTATTACGAAAGCCAACCTGCCTGACTATATCGGTCAATATGCGAACCTTTTCAAGTTGAATGTCTAATTTACGTTCAAGTTCTATCATAATAGAATCTGTCTCTATAAATTCGTTAGCGTCTGACTTTGACATGCGGCGTCGATTCTGTTCCTTGCCCAGTTCCTTAAGATCCTCTTCGGTAGAAGCTCCACGATAATAATCATATAGCTTCCGCCATAAGTTTTTTCGATGAACTTCCAGGCCACGGCGCACATCCTCGGCGTGGCTAAGCCATTCCACATACTTGCTGTGTAATGACATATTACGCATCAAAACAAGATCATCCACATCTAACTTATCATCAATACGGGAATCTATTTTCCATGCGGCTATAATTTCTGTTTTCTTCATAATGCATTATATGATAATAATAATGCATTGTCAAGTCAATACTTCTACGTCATATCGAAGATACCGAAATGATGCTGTGGCTTCCAGATATTCAATATCGGTTGCGGTGGAGTCAAATGTTAATTCGGTAATAGCTGTGGGAAACATGTCGCGAAAGAATATGTTTACCGTTGGATTCTTATGCGAAGATAGAACGATAAGTGTACCATCGCTAACCATAGAAAGAGCAGAACCCGTTCGTACTTTTGGAATATCCGAAGCCCGTGATAAATCGCGCGTCTGATTCAAACTTACTGGGTGCCCTAATCCAGTAAGCCAATTATGGATTTCGAGATAATTGGCCATGTTCTCATCGACGCGAAATTTAAGAGATAGTTGATCATATGTAATTCGATCACCAAATCGAGGAATATTTAAAAGAGGCGATGACTGTTCGATGACTGTCATACTAATAGTAGGAATCTGCACCGATTGGCAGAAATAGTTTACATTAGGTAGTTTCTTAATAACGAACTTGAAGCCGAGAGGGCTTAGAAAATTCGGATTAGTGGGCTGATTGTCTAATGCGCTCATATTTTATAATTCCTCTTATGTGACTATATTTATATGAGCGTTATCACCATACAAAAAAATAGGGCTTGGATTTTACTCCAAGCCCTAAGGTGTGTATACAGGAGCAATTGCGAGATCCCCTGTATACCGTTGGTGCTGTAAGCGAAATGCTTACATTAGGTTGGTGATCTTGACGAACCTGTAGTATAGATTCTGGTTGTTTGAGCCGCCGCCGCCGATGGCGCCAGTGGCATTTGTTGTAGCGAATGGATTCGCGACGATGCCGTAGCGAGTCTTGAAGCCAATCTTAGGCTGGAAAGTATCCTGACCAACCGCACGAACCATCTGAAGAGGAACGTATGGGCAGTAGAATAGACCAGCATCGAATGCGCTTGTGCCCTTATAGCCGAGTGTCAGATAATGTGAACCGGCCGAAGAAGCGAAGTACGGATCGATGTAGACCTTGATGCGCCCACCGAGAACACCAGCGAAGGTGCTGCCAGTGTCATCAACCTGTAGCTGATTAGCGAGTGCTGGAGTGTAATCGAGGACACCAGCCATCTGAAGTGCTGAAGCAACGTCGCTAGAGCAAAGCATCACGTTACCCTTACCGCGACGAGTAGCCTTAGAAATCGCGTTAGCTTCACGTTCCACCTGGAAGAGAAGACCCTTGAACTTTTCAACCATCCAGCGGCCGTTAGCATCGACATCGAGGTTGAAAGTACCAGCAGTCGTCACGTTTTCCTGAGCGCCAGCAGAAGCCGAGAAGTTGATTGTACGAACAACTTCACGATTGATTTCTGCAAGGATTTCAGAAGATAGAATGTTTGCGAGTTCTGTTTCAGCATCGAGACCATGAACGGCCTTAAGATCCTGAGCCAGTTCCATCGTATACTCGGCCTTGAGAGCGCGAGATACTGCGGTTACGGCAACCTTTTCAATTGAGAATGCCATTTCCTGGAACGCATTGCTTGAACCATCGCCACGTGCTTCAGCCACTGTCGTTGACACGCCGGTAGAAACAGTGTACGATGCAGAAGTTGCACCAGAAGCGCGAAGTGTAGGATCATTGGCCTGCTGCGCTCTGTTTGTGGAGGTGTTAGACACGACCAGTAGTGACGCTGTGTTACCAGCGGCTGAACGCGAGAAGGTTGTATTGGCTTCATTGAAGAGTGCTTCAGTGCCGCTCTGGCTGGCGTACCGTGAACGCATTGCGAAGATCAGGCCAGTTGGGCCTGTCATTGGCTGCACGCCGCAGATGTCGTATGCGATCAGGTTTGGCATAGAACGACGAACCAGAGAAATCAGCACTGGATCGAAGATATCGACGGAGCCGTCTGAGGCTGTCGAGCTTGAAGCGCCCATTGCGTTAGCGGGAGCAGCTTCGCCGAGTAGAGAGGGAGAAGTATAACCGCCAGAACCGAATGCGTTTTCACGGGCTGACTTCTCTTGGTTTTCGAGAAGCTGAGCAGTTACGGCACGGCGATGATGATCCTTAATTTCAGCAAGATCGGGGTGAGCAAGTACTGGACCCCACTTTTCCATTAGCTTATTAACAGACATATTGGTCTCCTTTGTTATTCGTTTTATTTATAAGAATTACTTCTTGAGTGAACGAGTTATTGCATTCATATAGTTCCGCATTGCAGGGTCGACGGGAACTGATTCCGCGTCATTTTCAGCGATGGGCTCGTCGTCGAGGGTGACTTGAGTTACGGAAGTCGTTGGGCTAGAGACTGGGAAATACGCCTCGCGTAGTGTCTTGAGCTTGGCCTTGAAGTTTTCGGCATTGGTGCACTCAATAGCTTCGCTAAGTGATTCGAGCTTTGCGATCTGCGTATCAGTCAGACCCTCAGATACTTCTACAATAGCAACTTCACGTTCGAAAGAACTAATTTGCTTCTTCAATTCAATATTCTTGGTAATTTCTTCGTTGAGTGAGGATTCCAGTGTCTCGACCTTAGCAGCCAATTCTTCGACTACATCTGTCTTACCTTCTGGAATATTTACATAATGCTCCGAGAAAAGAGTACGAAGCCCAGTTAGAAACTCTTCAGACATCTGGCTCTTAAGGCCGGTTTCGACTGCAAGCTTGTTATCTTCCATCCACTGCTCGATAACATAATCGAGATATTCGTCCAGTGTATGCTGAAGAGCTTCAGTCAGTTCAGCGGTCTCGGCTTCGACATTGGCTGCATTCGTAGTTTCAATTTCCTCTATGGCTTCGTTGATCTTATGAACGAGAGCAGCGGTGAAAATTTCCGAAGCCTTGGTCTTGAATTCTTCTGTTAGTTCAGCGCCCTCAAAAATGGCAGCTACATCGGCTGTCACATCTACATCGGCACTCGTAATACGACGAGTGCTAACAGGCTGTTCGGTTTCTAGCTCGTTGACGATCTCTTGCTTACCGGGTTCAGACATATCGTATCTCCTTATATGTACTTTAAATTCGTTATTATTTATACAAAATGAATTCTTACAACTTCTTCATAAAAGATTCAAATATCTTAAGAATAGTTGATTCAGTATTTTTAGAGCGGACAGCTTGATTCATCGCAGTCTTTGCGCGATCAATATCAATTTCCTTAAATATACCGTTGTTGTAAATCCATTCCCGCTCTTCCATGATACCCTTCACGAATGCGTTCGGAGCCGATGGGTCGGCTACTATATCAGCCGCGGTAGCTAGAAAATAATCATTTTGTACTTCTGAATAGCCATGCTTTTCTTTGAGTGAGCCCATGCCGCGCGATGACACACCAAGCTTGGCTCCTTCGCTCATCAGATTCTTTACGATCTGACCATATGGTGTGTCGAGAACCTTGGCTCGGCCAATAAACTGTTGCCCGTCTTGATGTAGGGATTTAATCATATGGGACACTCGTTCGAGATTTATAGTGGGCCCTGCAGGATGCCCAAGTTCACCATAAGCCCGATTCTGATCGATGTAGTCCTTGCCATATCGTTCGCATTCACGCGCAAGAATTTCTACGGGATAGATTCTTCCATTTTTATTTTTGATTCCGCCTTCCATGAACGGACCTTGAATGAAATAATTCTTTCCACCTGCATCGTTTGCTTCGGTGATGAATTCCAGATTTTCATGAACTTCGCATATTAATTTCATGACATCTCCTAGTATGAAGATCCGCCGCTTACGGCTGAAATCTTATGAAGCTTTACGATAAGCGTGCTTGGTCCGGTGCCGACCTTTGTTACCACAAGATTGGCTTGTGGATTACCACCTTCAGTGTCCAGCATACGCCCATCTGATAGATCGAGATAATCGTTGCCTGATAGCGCACATATCGTATTTGCGCCGCGGCGAATTTCAAAGTAGCAAGAATTGGCACCACCGGTGGTAACCTGCATCGATATGATACTCATCGACTGTACGGTTTCACCTGCGGTATTTGCGCCGATAGTTGAAGTCACATGATTTGGCTTGATGAACCCACCCGACGTAAACTTAGCAACGACGAATCCGCCCTTGGATTGCTTTGCGACAATACCATTCGCAGTATTAGCGGCCATTACTTATCTCCCTTCACGCCTGCGGAAAAATTCATCATCTTGAGAAGCCCAGCAGCATTCTTATTGATAGATTCTTTGAACTTCTTGCCGTTCGCGGAATTAAGATTAGTCTGAATATTGAGTAGTTTCTTGGCAGACTTACTATCGACATTAGCAGTATCTCCATCGGCGAAAGTTACCATTGAAGACTTACCACTATGAGCTATCTTAGTAAGCATAGACGATACATCTTCGACTACTTTAGATGTTCCCTGCCGTACTATTTTTCTTTCGCCAGCAACTGCATTATCGTGTTTTGCGCTATCTGGTGCAGTATTCTTAGCATTCAGAATAGAGATAGTTTTACCATCATCGCGATCCGCTGGATAATCGGATTTAACATCATGCGCTGCGACGAACTTGGCCATCGACTTGACTCTATGCTTTGAGCCGAGCGCAAGATCATCCTTAGCCTTCTTGTTTATTGCTTCGACAAGATCCCGAAACGATTTAGACATGAGTATCATCCTCCTGGGAAACTACAACTTCATCTGCATCTGCATTCTCATCATTATCTTTGCCGAATAGAGTTGCAGCAACTGCTGTCTTCTCCAGTTCAAGTCTAACGCCTAACTTATCCATAAGTATATCATGTACTGCTGATCGAAAACCATTCACATCATTATCAATCAGAGCTTCAATTGGATTGGTCATATATAATTCTCCTTATTATCATAGCTTATTTATAAAACAATATTTCTATCTATAGCCAATACGCAATTTTAATTGTCGTATTATTGGGTAATAATAGAGTGATATGACCCGCAGGATTAGTTGTAAGTGCTGTAGTCGATATCACGTTATTGGCCAATTGAGTTATACCATGGGTGTTTGATGAATATGAAGTCAATTTTATGAATGAATTAGCTACGGCCAATTTACTAGTATCTGATCCACCAGATGCAGCGGCTGCCCAAAATACACCGGCGCCATTGGTTTTTAAAACATAATTGGCTGTACCGAACGATCCATTTGCTGAGAGACCACCATTTAGTACAGTATTACCGGACGAGATTAATGAAGATGTTACTGTGGTCTTATTACTTGTTGTATTTCCACTAACTGTTAGATTGGTGCTGATCGTTGCATGGCCAGTGTGAGCTAGAAGGCCTGAAGTAGTTGGGCCAGCTTTCGTTGCATATAACGTGACAGCATTTGCTACCTGTAATCTATCGTTAATTAGTAGACGAAGCGCAGTGTTGGTAGATGTTAGACCAGTGTTAACATTCGTGATTGCAAGATTGGTGTTGGCCAAGGCTGCACGTTCTATTGCCTTTGTTTGATAGGTAGCAACTGCGTTGGCGACCTGTAATCTATCGTTAATTAGTAGACGAAGCGCAGTATTGGTAGTCGTTAGGCCAGTTTTAACATTCGTGATTGCTAAATTGGTATTTGCTAGAGCCGAATTGAATGTA